CTTGACGACAAGGTTGTGCGTGAGGTGGTGCTTATACACACGATATATGAGCTGCACATCGCGCTGGGGCACGAGGAAGCCGGCAAAGAATACCGCGTCAAGGCGCGGGACATCATCCGTGCCGCGTGGGGAGATTTTCCCGAAGCGGAATCGGCGCCGGAAAAAGGCGCGGCCGCCGCGGTGGCAACCCCGCCGAAGCGGAAGGATGGATGGCGGTGAGCGTACTCGACACGTTAGACGATGTTGCGAGATCGCTGCAGAAGCCATCCAAACTGGGGATAATTGCCGGCATGGCCGCGGAGATGATCCGGGGCAAAATCCACAGCGGGCAAGGCTTTGCCCCGCTGTCGCCGGCAACCGCCGCGTACCGCGGCGCCGGGCGTCCGTTACAGGATACCGGCAGCCTGCGGGACTCAATCACGTCCAAAGTGATTGATGAGCAAACGGTCAGCGTTGGTACTAACAAGCCATACGCGGCGATACAGAATAACGGCGGGGTTATTCGGGCAAAGAAAAACTGGCTGTGGATACCCGCCGCCGGAACGCGGCAGTTACAGCGGACGTACGGTTACAGCCCCACGGACGTACTACAGGGATTAAAAGCCGAGGGATATTCCATATTCCGCAAGGGCCGGACGATGTGCTACCGCGAAAAAAAAAGATCGCGCGGCGAGAATGGAAAACTTCAGTACAAGGCGCACGTCCTGTACTACCTGAAAAAGTCGGTGGAGATTCCCGCCCGGAGATTTTTCTATTTGAGCGACCGCGAAATGGATTTGCTGATGAAGGAGGCCGGCAGTGCGCTTGAACAGCTTTGAGGCGCTGAACGCTTTTGCAAACCAGCTTGAGCGGCACATCGGCGGCGAGGGGTTTCATACCAAGGTTGTGGTAACGCCGTCCTCGGTGAACGAAAAAGGCGTGGTGATAAAGGTCAGTTTGTTAAAGACCTTTACCCAAGCGACGCCGCCGGCGGCGCAAACGAGCCGGACGCTCCGCGTGCGGGTGACGGTGGCGGGAGCCGCCGAAAGCATGACCGGGCTGAGACAGGCGCTTGAGGCAATCGAGGCCGTCGACAGCTATTTGATATCGCCTAACCTGCGCCTTGAAACGGAAGACGGAAACGGCGTGCCGAACAGCCGTATTACCCAAGCGGTCAGCCAGGAGGATAGTTTTATAGACAGCCCCGATTCAACGGCGGTGCAGGACGTACAGGACGATCGGATCGTCACTATTACCATACCAAGGGAGGCTTAAAATGGGCCAGCATGTAACCAAATACAAGACTGAAAACGGGAAAACCCGCAAGGTCAAGGGGAAAAACGGAGCGGCGGATAAACCCGGCGCGGATAACAAAAACCAGCCGTCGGCAAGCCCGGCAAAATAAGGAGCGTAAAAAAAATGAAAGAACACAAAGTTCTTATCGGCGACGACAGCATGATCTTCACCGGCGATCCCGGCGATACCGAATACGAAGGCGACGGCGATAAAACNATCGCCGCGCTTGCCGGAACGCAGAGCAGCGCGGCGGACATCAAGCGGATAATGTGCNTCATTACCGCTATCGCTGCGGATTCAATTTTTCCCAAGGGGCTTATAGTCGGCGACCTGTTTCCCGCACTCGGTACGGAAGTCCCCGGGGAAGGCGACAAGTTCAAGGTGCTCGTTCTCGCNCATGTAGCGGACGCGTCAAGCTGGAGCCTGTCGATCACCCAGGGGGAAATCGACGTGACGCGGTTGAATGACACGTTCCGCAAGTACCGGCTCGGCAAAAAGGACGCTCAACTTTCCCTGTCTTCGATATTCACGGTCGGCGAGTCGGACCTGCCGGGCGGGGTTATCAACCGTAACATGAAGCTGGTCAGCCAGGACGCCGGCGGCAACTACACCGTCAGCGACGAGGCGAACCGCGCACTGTACATGCTCGGCTACGTCAACAAAGCCGCGCTGCCGGAAGAGACGGACGATTTTGTTTTCTGTCAGATATACCTTTACAACGCCCGGCTCGGCGGGCAGTCGGGCAGCGCCCAGTCCTATGACGCATCCGGCAGGCTCACCGGCATGGACCCGGTGTTCTATTCGCTGGAAGCCCAGACATCGGCGTAAGGAGGGATTATGCGCCTTGAAATTTCCAAAGAGGGGACGTTCATCCCCGAGTTTAACGGCAACAAAAAACTCCCCGCGACCGATCAGATAACGGTGCGGTACAAAATGCCTACCGTCGCCATTAAGAACCGCTGCCGCAAAAATCCCCAGACCAAAGGTATTTCCGATTCAAAAGGGAATATCGAAAGGATGGAGGTTATTGTTGAAAGAGACGATGTTACCACGCTGAACGAGATGCTCCTCTCTATCTCCAACTGCTCCTATGCCGGCGGCGATGGGAAAGATGATTGCGTTATAGCAAGCGTCAAAGACCTTATCAACGCGCCTATTGACTTTGAGCCGTTGCTGAAAGAGATTGTCGCGGAATTTGATCGTCTCCTTGACCGTTCAGGGCTTGCCGAAAAAAACTGAGGGTTGCTTACCGGATATACCGCGCCGGTAAGCATAAAGCCCGCGTGCTTCCGGGGCGGAACCCGCTCTGGAACACGCGCGTAAAGGACGAGCAGGGCCGGGAAGTGTTCATCCCGGTACAGGACGCGGCGGCTTATATCACCGAAGAATTTTGCGCCGCGTTGGACGTGTTTTGCACAAGTGAAAACCTTGAGTGCCTGCCGTTTGCCGGCGGCTGGGCCGAACAGCCCGAATGGATCGTTCACGCGATATCGGTACTGAAGGTTGAGCGGTGGAAGATTGACGAGGAAGAGCGCGAGCTAAAACGGCAGGAGCGAGAGGACACGAGGAAATATGGGAAGCGATAACAAAACCCTTGAACTGCAAATCCGCATCGCCGCGCAGGAAGCAACCCGCACTATAACAGCGCTCAAGGGCGAAATACAGACCCTTGCCGCGGAAGCGCAAAAATTCGCCGGGAAAGACGGAGCCGCCCTCAATAAATCATTCAAAGACGCGGAAGCCGCCGCCAAAGATACGGTTTCGGGCATCGGCGGAATCAAGCGGGTTATTAGCAGCCTGGCCGAGGTCGTGGCCCTCACCAAGGCGCTGTCGGTCGTCAAGGACATGGGGGCATTCGCGCTCCAAACCGCCGACAATTTTCAGACCATGCGCAACCAGTTCGGCGTTTTATTAGGCGACATGGAAGCGGGCGCGGGGCTGTTCAACGAAATCAAAGCCTTCAACGACAAAACGCCCTTCGACCTTTCCACCCTTACCCAAGCGACCAACGTCCTGCTGTCGGCGAAAGTGCCGCTGCAGGACTTGCAGGCCCAGCTTACCAAATTCGGCGACCTGTCGCAGGGCAACTCCCAGCGGCTTACCAGCTACGTCAACGCCTTCAGCCAGGCGTCTGCCAAGGGCAAGGCCGATATGCAGGTGCTTAATACTTATCTGCACCAGGGCGTTCCCATCCTTGACGCGCTTGCTCAAAATTTTGGCGTAACAACAGCGGAGATCGTGAAGATGTCGAGCGAAGGGCAAATCAGCTTTGCCGATTTCTCAAAAGCCCTTGATGACCTCACCTCCGCCGGCGGGCAGTATTTCGGCGGGATGGAGCTGGCATCGAAAAGCCTTGCCGCCATGCAGGAAGGTTTGAAAGAATCGGTAAATTCTCTTGCCGCTTCTTTCGGGGAGATGCTGCTACCTGCGGCTATTGCCATTGTATCGGCGTTAACTGATATTACCAACGCAATCAACGAAAGCCCGATATTAAAGGGAATGCTCATCGGGGCAATAGTCGCCCTTACCGGATATCTGGCTGCCATGGCCGTTAAGGCGGGCATCGCTTCCGCGGCCCAGATGAGTTTGAACTTTGCTATAGGCGCGTTAAATCCGGTTGTGTTAGCGTCAACTATTGCCGTAGCGGGGCTGGCGGCAGGGTATACGACATATGCCGCCAGACAACAACAAGCCAAGAGAGAAGCGGAAAGTATGGCACTGGCGCAACTAAAACAAAAAGATGCGATTGACGCAACGGCTGAAGCAGTAGCGGCATTCGCTGCTGTTCTTAAAAATATGTCGGATGACGATCTGAGTAAAAATATAACGCTCATAAACCGTGAGATTAGCATATTAGAAAAGAGTATCGAAGAATTGGAAGAAGTATATTCCAGAGCTGTGACAGAAGGGAAACAAAATGTGGCAGCTTACTGGGCTGACATAATAAAACTTGAAAGAGAAAATCTTGAGCGCGCAAAGAAAGATTTAGAGTCTGCATGGGGTGTTTTGGGTGAACGCCGAACGGACTGGATAGATTCGATGTACGGCAATACCCAAGAGGCAAAAATTCAACGTATCAACGAGCAGCTTGCCATCGCGAATAGTTACCTGAACGGTGCAAACATAAGCGACCGTAATAAATTGCAGTCAATTATAGCAAACCTCAACGCCGAACTTCAGAAACTTATGGACAAAGGCGATGATATTAACCGCAAGGCTGCGGAATGGAAAAAATCATGGGCCGAAGCCTGGAATCAGTACAAGGCGGAAGAAGCAAACGATCCTTTCTACCAGGTTGAGTTTGAACGCAAAAAAAAGCTGGAAGACGCATGGAATAACTACGTCCGCGACGGTAACAAAGAAGTCATCGATCAGGTGAACGAATATTACGACGCCCAGCGGGAAAAGGTAATCAAACGGCTGGCAGATGAAGAGGATCGGATACGGCGGGAACTGAGTAAATCAAAAATTGACGATCTGCAATACGAGTATGATGAAGCTATCAAAGCTATTAATAAACTTGAGGCACAACGCATCATCGCCGCGGCTGACTCCGAGGAAGAAATCGCGCGTATCCGCGAAAGATATGAAGATATGCGCAAAGCTACAAAACTAGAATTTGAGATTAAGATCGACAAAACCGAACTTGACGAAGCACGGGAGTCCCTGGAGGACTGGCAGCAGGAACTCTCCGACAAAATCGCGTTGGCGCTCATGGACATCGAGGGCTTCAGTTCCCAGGCCGCCGTGATCATCGGCGACATGACGGCACATCTTGCGGCCATGAGCCTTGACGGAATGCTTAACGGGCTGAAAGCGGTGGGCAAAGCCTTCGCCACAGGTGGTGACGCCGCGGAGAACTTCCAGCAGGCGATGGCAGAAATGTCCCAGCAGATACTCGATCAGCTCCCCATGATGTTCCTACAGGCGGGGCTTCAACTGATATCCCAGGGCCAGTGGCAGCTCGGCCTCGGCTTCATCGCCGCCGCCGGATCAACCGCGATCATCTCCGGCTATGTGGACGGAAGGACGCAAGAGGCAACCAAAAACGCCCACGGCAATATTTTTGACGAATACGGCAAAGCGGCGCGGGCCTTTGCCGACGGCGGGACGTTCACCAACCAGATTGTCAGCACACCTACTCTTTTCCGGCACGGCGGCGGTTTGGGCCTCATGGGCGAAGCCGGCCCCGAAGCAATCATGCCCCTGACCCGCATGCCCAACGGCGACCTCGGCGTCCAGACCGCGGGGAACAGTGCGCAGGTAACGGTTAACGTTATTAACAACTCCGGGGCCGAGGTGCGGCAGGAAGAATACGATGACGGCATGGGGGGCAAACAAATCGACGTCATTATCGGCGAGATGGTCAACCGCCACATCGCGGCCGGCAAAGCGGACCGCGCCCTGGGCGCGCGTTTCGGTACGCGGGCGGTGGGGGTATAGATGGCAAATATCACTTGGCCGGCAGAACTGCCGGCAACCCTGTTAATATCCGGTCTTTCCAAGCAGCCCCAGAGCAGCGTTATACGTACTGCAATGGACGCGGGGCCGAAAAAAGCCCGCCGGCGTTACACCGCGCGGACGGTCAAGTTCTCCGGCAAGCAGGTGTTTAACCAAGAGGAATTGGCAACGTTTGAACAGTTTTACCGGTTCACGCTCGCCGACGGCGTGCTGCGCTTTAACTTCACCGATCCGACTACGCTTGATCCGGGCGAGTTCCGCTTCACCGCCGATTACGTTGCTACCGCACTTGACGGCCAGTTCGAGGTCACCATGCAGTTGGAGCGTCTATGAGAATATCTACCGATGCGGTTGCCGCCGTCACCGCCCCCGAAACTGAAAAGGTTTTTTTGCACCTGCTGACTATCGAAACGTCCGGCGGCGCGAAACTGCGGTTCGTGGACAATAACCAGAATATCACCTCACGGGGGAATGAGTTTTATGCCGCCGGGTTTTCAATCATCCTGCCGGAACAGACCGACAACGCGCCGCGCCCCTGCCGCCTGGCCATCGACAATACCGACCTGGCTATTTTTCAAACTATCAAGCAGGCGGTGGGGCAGTCCGTTCACGTTACCGTCTGCGTCATTATGGCGGACACGCCGGACGTGTACGAACGCGGGCCGCTGAAGTACCTGCTGCGTAACGTGCGGGCAACCAAAGAAACGATTGAGGGAGAGGTGTACGACTTTTATCTCATCGACCGCAAGTTTCCCAAGGACACCTACACGCCTGAAGATTTTGAGGGGTTGTTTTTCTGATGATGTACGAATGGGTAAAAAAATATATCGGTATTCCCTTTGTTTCCAACGGCAGGACGCTTGCCGGCTGCGACTGCTACGGACTGGTGCGGATGGTCTTGCGTAACGAATACGGTATTTGTCTGCCGGAACTGTCGGACAATTACGGCGACGCGTTAAACGTCAAAGAGACCGCCCGGCTCTTCGCCGAAAAAAGGCCGGTACTCGCCGCCGAAAAAATAGCCGCACCGAGGGAAAAAGCCGTTGTGGTTATTACCGAGCACGGCGTTCCCGCCCATATCGGCATTGCGGCCGGCGGCGGGTATATCCTGCACACCGGCGCGAAAACCGGCGCCGTCTGCCAGCGGGAAACGCACCCGGGCCTACGGGGCCGCATAGAGGGGTATTACCGTGTCAGTTAACATTATCGCCGAACTTCACCCGCTGCGTTCCGGTCGCGTAAAACTCACCGTCGAAGCAAAGACCGTCGCGGAAATTATCCGCGAGCTTAATACCGGGTTCCCGCTCCGTCAGGCGCGGGTGTCGCGCAACGGCGAAATTGTTACAGATTTTGCAACAATGGCGCATGACGGCGACACGCTGTGGATCAAGTTCGTGCCGTACGGCAGCGCCCAAGATGCCGGAGTAGGAATGAAAGCGGGCGGCTGGGCGCTGGCAGCTATCGGCCTTGTGACTATTATCGCATCATCCGGTTCCCTGGCCCCTCTCGGGGTAGCGCTCATTGGTAGCGGTATCGGGATGATTACCGGCGGCGCGGTGCTGATGAACGTTCAAATCCCCTCCTTCAAAGACCGCGAAAAACCGGAAAACGATCCCTCGATCCGCGGAGGAAAAAACCAGGCCAGGCCCCACGGCAGAATCCCCGTCCTGTTCGGACAGCACCGCATCTACCCGGACGTGGCCGCCAACCCCCACACCTCGATAATCGACGGCAGGCAATACTTTACCCAGCTTTTTTGCGGCGGGTATAAGGATTGCGACATCAACCTTGGCAGCATCAAGTTAGGCGAAACCCCGCTCGTTGATCTGTCCCAGACAGGGAACATTGACGCAATTCTCGCCAATAGGGATTCGCTGGTAAGCATGGAAATATTGCAAGACGGCGAACCGTCGGCGCTGTACCCGTACTGCGTCCACGAAGACATGATCAACGCGGCGCTGAAAAACGAAATTGATGACGGAGACGGCAAGAAAATATCCGGCGAGATTATCCGCACCACGCCGGACAATACCGATACCATTAACGTTGACATTTTTCTTTTTAACGGTATCGGCAAATATAACAATGAGGGCGATATTGGAACGGCGGAAGTGGTGGTCGAGGCTTCTTATAAAATGGCCGGCCGCGACGTCCCTTTTTCGCCTCTTGGTTTTTTTAACGGGGGGAGCAATACGCTTTCCGGAGCGGAGCTCAAGACCAAACGGTATCAGATATTCCAATCCGTCCCCCGGGGGCAATACACCGTCAAAATAGAACGCACAACCCGCGATTCCGCCGACAGCAAAGTCATCGACGAGGTATATGTCGGCTCAATCCGCTCAATAAAATCAACTAAATATGACGAGCAAACCGGGCAATATTTCCCGGTGCGCCCCATCCGCCCGGGACGTCAAAAAGATTTGACGATCATCGCGCTGCGGGTCATGGCTACCGACAAATTCAACGGCGTGGTTGACAGCCTCAACTACATCGCAACCTCGAAACTGCCGGTATATTCCGGTCCCGGTTCCGGCGCGCTGTACTGGCTTGCCGCCGGCGCAACCCGCAACCCCGCGGCTATGCTCCTGCACGCCCTGCGGGGCGACCCTGCCCAGCAGCAGGTCGATACTGACGACATCGACTGGGCGTCGTTTGAAAATTTTTACCGGTGGTGCGAAGAGCGCGGCTACGCCTGTGACGCGTACCTGTCCGAATCCGTCACCATCGCCGAACTGTTACGGATGATCGGCAGTACCGCCCGCGCCGACGTTCTGCGCATCGATTCAAAAATTACCGTGGTGCAGGATATTGAACGCCCATCCCCCATGCAGCTTTTTACGCCCAAGAACACCAAAAGTTATAGTACCGCTATGTTCAGCGCCGATATTCCCGATGCCATCGCACTGCGCTACATTGATGAGGACGCCGGTTACGCGCAGACCGAATTGACGGTCTACCACACGCCGGACGGCAACCCGCCGGCAGCGGGTGGGCCGGAAACAATCCAAAAAAACGATTTATGGGGCATCACCAATTCCGTACAGGCCCGCAGAATTGGAATGTATAATTACGCCTGCCTGAAAAACCGCCCGTTCGTCCACACCATCGAAGTTGATATCGAATATCTGTTATGCAACAAAGGCGACCGCATCCAGTACGCCGGCGACCTCGCGCTGACCGGGGCCGTCCAGGGCCGCATCGTTGAAATGCTGTGGTCTCCGTCGGCGAGCCGCTATGTCGGCATACGCCTCGATGAGCCGGTTGTAAGCGAACCGGGCAAACAGTACGCGGTGCGTATCCGCCGCGCCGATGGGGTTATTCTCCTCAAAGACATCGCTCTCGTTCGTGAGCCGGACGAGGTTTATTTCACCGAACCGCTTATGGAGAATGACGCGCCGTACCGTGGCGATATCTACGCCTTCGGCATACGCGGGCAGGAGGTTATCGACCTCATCATTACCGACATCCAGCCGCAGGCGGATTTGAGCGCCGTCCTTACCTGCGTCGAATACAGCCCCGCTATTTTCGACGTGGATGATCCCAATTTTACTCTGCCCGAGTTTGAAAACAAGATCACCCCCGTTTCCGGCGCGATTGATTCGGGCGTAGTCGGCCCCGCCCGCTGGCGGCTGTTTGTCACCTACCATGACAGCGAACGCGAGCCGCCCCGCCCCGAAGGCGACGGCCAGGGCGGCGGCTGGCATTACGCGCATACCACACCGTCCCTGTGGCAATCATCAAAAACCGCCGAATCGGTTGACGCGGGCGAATGGGGGCCGCCGGTTAGAATTAAAGGCGAGCGCGGCAATACCGATACCGTTGCGATACATCTGACGCTTTCCCCCCAGACAAAGATTCTCAAGCGCGACGTCAACGGAAATATCCTCGCCGATTCCTTGCCCTTTACGGTTTGGGCGGAACTGTTCAAATGGAACTACCGCATCCCTCCCATGGAAGGAACACCCCGGTATCCGGGTGGCGGCGGAAAGCTCGTTGATCCCATGTTAGGTGGATTTTTCCCCGTGGAAGCGGGGCGGGGCATCACGTTCTCGCTCGTGGGCGCGCCCGCGGGGGTGACTATAAACAATGCCGGTATGATTACCGTTGCCGCCAATGCCGCTCTGGGTAACAAGCACCGCATCACGGTACAGGCGGAGTATCGGGGCGAAGTCTATAGCGCCCCGCTGGATATTCAGATTGAAGGGCGCGCGGGCGAAGCCGAATATCGGGGAACCGTCGATACTTTGGCGCAGGGGAATCCGGAGGTGGTGATCCTGAAAGGGAAGGATATGGGTCAGTTCACCGCCGGGCAGGGCGACTATGTGTTTGCCGTCGCCGGCGGGCAGGTGGGCGCATGGGTTTGGAAGATGGGCTATGTCTACCAGTGGACGGGCTTTGTTTGGGAGGAACGCGACCCGGTTAAGTTTACTGATTTGTACATGCTCTGCTTCAAAGACGGTCTTGAAGTGCCGGCGCTCACGCAGGACATGGGCTGGTTCGGGGCTGTTTTTGCCGCCCGCATTGTCGCGCTCAAGGCGTTTATCGAGGAACTGGAGGCGCAGGCAATACAGGTTGGCAATGTAATTTATGGAGGCGCGAGATTTGGTTTTGAAAATGGAATTTTAAAGGATAAGGGAAAACACTTAGACGGCTTCGCACTGGATAAAAACGGCCTGTTGAGGGCATCAAACGTAAACATAAAAGGGCATATTGAAGCGGATACCGGCACTTTTAGCGGGACGCTTCAAGCCGCTACTGGGGATTTTACCGGTCATATAAACGCGACCGGCGGAACGTTTCGCGGCACGCTTGAAGCAAAATATCTTAGTGTTATAGGGGAACATCACTCGGGGATGAATTCCGTAATCGCTAGAGACAACAGGGTAATCGATCTATATGATGAGCAACAGGACTGGCCCCTTGTTGTCAATGTTATAAAAACATTAAGGATCGTGGGGAAAGGTTCTTGCACCGTGAGGGTAAGGGCAAGGGGATATTTCACTATTACGGCATGGGGTGAAAATGGGGCTGTTCTGTATAACACGGGGGCTCAGCAGTATACACTTATAGAAGATATAACTTTTCCAGATATCCCCCTTGATAACGAAGGAATAACTAAAATAGTTCTTTATGGGAGGCTTATGACATCCCCACTCACTTATTTCTATAATAAAGAATTTGAGGTGTGGTGTGAAGGCGATCCGGGGCTGTTTAGGTATATGTCAGGATAATTTTTTTAGTTATCATAAAGGTTATGTCTCACCCCTCCAGAAATATTACCGAAGCGGTCTATGCACCTTACAACTAAATATTTTTTTAACTGCTGGGTGGTTATAAACGTCAAGGAATTTATACCGAGATCATATCGATTACTAATATCGGGAAACTCTGCGGCGTACTCCCCGGATATTAGAAAAGCATTACCGAGGGAAGAAATTGCAAACATATCGTACTCTATACTACTGAAATCTTTGTCGGTTGGATTATCCCATGTTATGACATATTTACGCGGCGGGAGGTCTTCTTCCGTGTGCGTTATATTCGACACTTCAAACGGATACACCCCGTCAGGGTAAGGGTTTTGCTCTGTTTCCACACCCCCATTGTCGCACGAAAATAAAGCAAAAGCCAAAACCAGCAGAACAAAAATATTTTTCCTCATCATTTTCCTCCACATCTATCATTATAGCCCATCAAGCCGCACGGTTCAAGGTCTTTATCCCAATTAGGGTTCCCGCCGTTTTGGGGTGGTATAATCTCCCCATGGCATACCAAAAAACCATCTGGGAAGGCCGCGAGGGCGATGGCCTTGACAACTATATCAAATTCGATGAAACGCCGGACTCGGTCACGTTGATCAATTCGCCCCGTACAATAACCAGGCCGGGGACGGAAATTTCCCCCCAAAACCTGAACCACATCGAGGATGGTATCGAGGCCGCCCATAACCTTATTGCCACTGAGACCCAACAGCGGACGGAAGCGGATCAGTCTTTTCAATCGGCGCTTGAAACCGAGATCCGGGAACGGACGGAAGCGGAGCAAAACCTGCAATCGGCGCTTGAAACTGAAACCCATGCGCGGACGGAAACGGATCAAAATCTGCAGGAGCAAATAAACACGTTGCAGTCCATCAACGATATGCCGGACGGAGCGAGCTTTACCCAACTGTTCGCCACCAAACAAGACAAAATCGCCGCGACAGGATCGGCAAACGTCCTGACCGCGCCGGAAGAACCCGGAGGACAGCCGGGAACCAAACCATTAGCCGACTTTGTCGATTCCTCCGCGCTGGACGCCAAGATCGGCTCACGTAAGGGCGCATGGGTCTTACCCGCGGAAGACATTATCGTTACCGGACAGGTTTCCGGATGGTACAGGATAGCTTCGTTTAATACAAGCGAGATGCCTCTTTGTGGAACCCTCAGTACGATTTTACTGAGGTCGGGTGAAAAAGGTATTGGCACTGCGACAACAGCCTTAATAACCGTGGCGCTCAGTAATAATTATAACGCGGAGGTGAATGTTTTAGCGTGTTCGCACCTGCTTGGTCCTTCCGGTTACAGCGTACCGCGGGTCAGGGTTATTTATAATAATACTTATCCTTTGGCTGGGCAAATTGCGTATCTTGAGGTTTATATCATCCGCACGAACCCCAATCCCTGCGATAAAACATTGACTTGTCTTAGAAACGAATTACAGCTTGAAATGGAAGTTGTCGGCGATTATTGCGAGCCCGCCGAGGACATCACCATCGGTTTTGTACCGGCAGGATACGCGTCCGTTGTAAAGCAGCTTGTGCCCAACGAGGTTGCCGACGCGATTGCCCTCCGCGCCCCCATTGCCAGCCCCACCTTTACCGGATCACCGAAGGTACAGACCAGCGGCAATCAGGGCACCTTCGCAAACAAACTCGCGGTGGTGGCTGAGACTTCCGTTGCGGCTGAAACGTCATTACCTGTTGGATCATATATTCTGGTTGATGTCGGAGAATCTGCGCCTAATATAAACGCACAAGTATATCCTAGAGCGGGGTTTTTAACGCAGTACTCTTATAGTGGCGGGATTGCATTATCGGGTGTTTGGCGATCTTGTGGATCACGGAGTGTAAATTCGTATCCTGTTAATCAAGGAGTAAATTACATTTATGTCACCGTTTGCCGCAGGGTGTCATAAATTGATAGGAGGAAGGTATGATTTCAAACGCAAGAAACCCAAAATGGACAGGAATAGGTCATCAATCAATTTTGATTGAGGTAGAAATTGACGGCGAATGGGTAGGCTTCGTAGCTTCACCGACCGATGTTACGGAGTACGGCCCCATGCTGTTCAATTTTGCGGCCAACGGCGTATTCGGCGAAGTTGCCGCCAGCGACGAAGAACTTATTATCGCGGGCGAACTGCCGCCGCCGCGGGGGTACGAAGTACGCGACGGCGAGCTCGTTAATATCGCCCAGCTTGAATGGGACGCAACCGCCGAACTGAACCGCCGCCTCGCAACGTACAACAGCGAGGAAGCCAAAGCGCGGGCTGAGGTTGATGATGAGTACGCCGCCGAACGCAAAGCAGCGATAACGGTGTTATTGGCTGTTAAAACACAGCCCGGCTGGCCGTCAGAGGTTGAGTGGCCGGACTAAATGAAACTCCTGCACATCTCGCTGATAAATTCCTGTAACCGCACCTGCTACTATTGCCCGATGAAAAAATGGCTGCGCCCGTTAGAAGATGCACAGAAAGAAGGCATGAACTTACTCACCAACGCCGCATTGCTCAAATGGGTGGGCGCATACTTTGAGCCCGCCGAATGGATTATCGAAATCACCGGCGGCGAACCGGGCTTGTACCCCGAAATACGGACGCTTATCCCCGAATTATCCAATCGGGGGTATCACGGGCTTGTCAAGACAAACGGCTCGCTTCCCATACCGGCAAGCAAAAACTTTCAGCGCATAACGGCATGGCATGAAGGGGTCGGGGAAATCCCCGCACACTACGACCAAATCCTCATAATCGAAAATCCCCGCGACGATTGGGAACGGAAAGCCCGTTACTGCGAGGAGAACGGGATACCCTATCAAACGGTGCAGTTTGACCGGAAGTTTGAGGGAAAACAGTTTGATTCTTCTGTCTGCACCCCAACCAAATTCCTCTCTCTTGTACACGTCAACAGTTCCGGCAGGATAACAGAATGCCCCGCAATGAGGCCGGTGAGGGGCCGGGATATTTTCAATATGTGCCCTCCGGTCTCCTTTAATTGTTTTGTGCCTAAATGCCGAAGGTGTAAAATAATGAACGACGACGAGAAATTCCTCCTGCCCTATTTAAGAGAAAAGCTGGAAAAGGACTATACGGCGCAGGTGACAGAACCGGCAAGTACCGCCGAGCTGAACCGCCGCCTCGCAGCGTACAACAACGAGAAAGCCAAAGCGCGGGCGGAGGTTGATGAGAACTACGCCGCCGAACGCAAGGCAGCGATAATGGCGTTATTGGCTGTTAAAACACAGCCTGGCTGGCCGTCAGAGGTTGAGTGGCCGGAGTAAGGAGGTATTCTCCACCACGATTACAGGATAATGCACAAAAAAACACGGTATTACAAGCGTAAAAAAAGCCGTTTTTGCCAAACTAAAAGACATTTTTTGCCAAACTGTGCGCGCGGTTACAAAGGAGTTTTCCCATGAAAAACAGGCTTTTCGGCTTAATTGCCGTCATTTTGGCTCTGTCCCTCGCGGGCTGCGAACAGCCGACCAATACGCCGAATGTTACCCTGAGCGGTATTACGGCGGTCTATAACGGAACGGCGACCATTTACCCGGCTACGCCGCTTGACGACCTCAAGGCGGGGTTGACTGTTACCGCGAACTACAGCGACAGCACCACCCAAACCGTGGCGGCGGCGGATTATGCCCTTAGCGGCACATTAACCGTTCCCTCTAGTACCGTTACGGTAACGTATCAGGGCAAGACCGATACTTTTGACGTTACTGTTACCGCCGACCCAAGCGGCGGCATTACCTACAGCGTTACCCAGGACGGCGGCACGGACAATGTAGCCGACAGTACCGGCAT